AGGAACTAATCCTACTTCTACTGTTCTTTTAGATACTGGGTATAATTCACTATCGTTTGGCTCCGATTCTAGTTGGTTTCAAGCCCGATTAACAGTTGAATCAGAACCAGGATTTACTTTTTATGACGCTTATGAGGTTACTGATGGAACTGCTTATTATTATAGACGAAGTAGTAGTGCAGCTGCAAGAAAAACATATGTAAATAATACTACAGCTAGTGGTTATACATCTCCAATTCATCCAGAAGCTGGAGATAACATGGGAAATCCTCCTTATGGAAACTGGTATCATGGCGGCGGCCAGCTTTTAGCGCTAAATTCTATATCAGCTACATCTCAAATTGGAAGTTTAAGTAATAGTACATTTACAGATGCAAGTGGAGTATCAAGACAAATTAATGATATAGGTTATTTAAAAAATACAAATAATTTTTCTAGTAGTCCGTGGTCTCAAAATTATGGTAACCAATTTTGGTTTTCTTTAGCTGGTAATGCCCCTAATTCCGATAATACTTTTTATCAGCTTACAACTTACGATAATAATGGCGATGGCGTTATTCATACACGTAGTGGAGCAGATTATTATTATGATGGGACTCAAAGTGTTTGGACTTGGTGGAATATTTCAGACGCAAATATGGATTTTGGTAATGTAGGGACTGCATCGACTAGAATTTATATCACTCGATCTAGTGCAGCAAGTTTGAATAATGGCATATCGGAAGAAATGTCAGCTGGCACAGATTCTAATCCTATTGAAATTAGTGATTATTATCAAGGTGGAATATATCACAATACTACTGGAATACCTACTTCCGGCCAAATAGAATTTTCAGACTTTTATGGAAAAACTAGAGTGCCTTTAACTGTATACTCTAATTCTGGAACTTATGGTTACCTCGCTGGTAGCCAATATGTACCATCTTATAGCGGGTTTTTAACTGGAGTTGTAGGAAGCCTAAATGGCAATAGTTTTACTTTTCAAGGAACAACATCTAAGATTGTTTCTATTAATGTTTCATATACACAATTAAGTTTTGGTATACAAAACAATAGTGGCACAAGTAAACAATATAATAATTCGGGATGGACAACATTAAAAATTTGGTTAGACCAAAGTAATAGTTCTGGCACACCAGATAGAACATATTATAGAACAGCTGCTAATAGTACAAACTTCAGTGCTGCTTCAACCAGCTCAACGGCATATTGGTATTTTTCAAGTCAAGCTAATTTTCCTACATCTGGTGGCAATTGGTATATTGAGGTAGATTAAATGACAATTAGAGTATATGAAGAAAATAATACATCAAGAACTATTGACTCAAGTGGTAATATATCACCTTATTTAGATTCAAAAGTATACGTCACTGATGGTGAAAACACAGTAACTCATGTTGCAGTATATACAGATGGTAATATTGACTGGGGTTTAACTCAAAAACTTGCAATGTATGAATATGAAAAACAATATGGACAAGAAAAAACGAGATCAGAATACTATATAGCTAATGCAGATAAATTAGTACGTGACGATGTTTATATGGCTGGAAGTCTTGCAAGGGTCGATTATTCTATAGGTACATCTGAAGGTGATGCTCTTGTAAATGAATTAGAAACAGGTTGGGAAAATTTCATACCAGATTATAGAAGAAGTACTAAAAATCTCGTATCTGTATTTACTCCTGTTAGAGTACCGTATGTTAACGATAGTATATCTTATTATGATATGCAAGAACCATCTGCAGATTTAATAGAATATTTTAATATTCCAGATATTCATTACATGCCATTTTATGGGCTTAAGTTTGACAAGACAACCTCTGATGTACATATTAAAACAATGTTATTTCCTAATGAAATGTATACTCATCATTTAGAATTATCAAAGACTATAAATAATATTATACCGGTTTTAGGTAATCACTTTTATGGTATAATATATAACTCTGAGGGAGAAATGAGTCCAACCATCGATGTTTATTTTACGGCAAGTTATGATATTGTATTAAATTGGTGTAATCGGGTAGGACTTGCAATACCTTATACTGATGAATCATTAACTCCAAAATTATCATATTGGGGTGCAGTGTATAATTCAAACTTAGGTAGAATAACGCACATTAAAGCGTATATAACAAATTATTTAGAGGATTAATATGTTTTTTAACAGAGACAAAGAAATTGACGTTGATCAATTAAGAAAACAACTAATTATTGACGAGGGACAAGTAAATGAAATTTATCATGACCATTTGGGTTATCCTACATTTGGGATTGGACATTTGGTTATCGAAGGAGACCCAGAACATGGGCTGGAGGTCGGTACTCCAGTGGCAGAGGATAGAGTTATTGAAGTCTTTGCCAAAGATGTAGAAACAGTTATAAAGGATTGTAAAAAATTACATGATGGTTGGGACGGTTACCCCCAAGAGGTAAAACAGATCGTTGCAAATATGATGTTTAATATGGGACTCACGCGCTTGAGCAAATTTAAGAACCACAACGCAGCGCTGCAATGTGGTGATTGGAAGGAGGCGGCCAAAGAAGGTCGTGATTCAAGATGGTACAAACAAGTGACAAATCGAGCAGAAAGACTTATGTCGAGACTAGAGGCGGTATAAAATACTATCAGACCGACGAACCTCAAACGGAAAAGGGATGGTATTGGTGTTACGAAAAGAAAGGTCTTTTCAGATACACTGATTGGAATTTAACAATAGAAGAAATGGAGAAAAAATATGGCTGAATCAGTCAAAATTTTAGGGACGGAAACAGATTTAACAGCTGCAACTGCTGTTGGTAATGCTACTTTGGTTAGAGTATATAATTCAGGCGCTGCTGCACAGGTTACACTAAAAACTGGAGCAACTATTGCAGGCACAGTTACCTTAAAGCAATACGAATGTATAAATCTTCAAAAAGCCCCTACGCAAACATTAGAGGGTGGTGCAGCGTTTAAAGTAGTAAAAATAGCATTTACTAACTAATAACCATCTAACTTAAGGCCTCTTACTTATAAATAGAAGTATGGCCGAAATCTTTGAACTTATTGCTCAAGTTGGTGCTCCTATTGCTGGAGCACTTGCAATGGGCGTCTTTATTTTTCTAATTATAAAACAAATATTAGAAGGGCTAGTCGGTCAGATTAGAACCCTTACAATATTCTGCGAGTCCTTAGAAAATAGAGCTAGAACTATGGCGAATGAAATGATTAAAATTGATATGTTAGTCAGTAGTGCGCTAAAACTTAGGCCAGATATAGAAAGGGTTGCGCGCGCAGAAAACTTTGTCGAAGACGGCAAGGTTGATGTGAGGCGCGATTAATGGTAGATGAAATTGAAATGGTTCAATATTCATTTTCTAAAGACTTCATATTGGTATGCTCAATAGGGCTTAATATAGGGTTTTTAATTGGGTTATTATTCATATAGGAGTAAACAATGGATCAATTGGTAAACGGTATATCTGATTATGGTTTTCCTATTGTTGCATGTGTTGGATTTGGATACTTTTTATATTATATTTGGTGTTTTATTTCGGATGTGATAGAACCTGAAATTGAAAAAATGCATATGGCATTAATTAGAGTTATTGATCAAACAAGAATGCTGGATCAAGATTTAATAAGGTTACAGCAAAAGGTCAATGTGGTATTGGAATATAAGGAAAATGAAAAGAAAAGACAAACTGAAGAGTAAACTAGAACTGGGTACATTAATAGGTATATTCTTACTATCAGTAATATCTATTGCTCCAGTCAATGCTGATGAAATAAAATTTGGGTTTAAAAATCCATCTTTTTCTGGCGCAGGAACAGGAGCACATTATTTAACAATTGAGAACCAAGAGCACTCTCGTAAAAAGGCAATAGAAGATGCTTTAGAGGCAGCAAGAAAGGCCGCTGAAAGAGAGGAAAATAATTCAACACTAGCTAAATTTATTAGAAACTTAGAAAGTAGAATATATGCTCAAATGGCAAAACAAATGGTTGAATCTATGTTCAGTAATGACGGTTCAGTGAGATATGGTTCATTTACATTAGAAGGTAACGTAGTAACATACGAAGTTATAACCAATGAAGATGGATCGGAAGTTATTAGAATGACGATTGTGGATACTAATGGAACAGAAACTGTTATTGAAATTCCTGTCGGGACTGGTAATTTTGGGCAGGATCCAGATGGTTAAGTACATACTCGTATTATCACTATTATTATCTGGGTGTGCATCATTTCCAGTATGGAGTCCTAATCCACAAGATTGTAATGATTTAGATGGTAAATATGATGAGGGGTTTAATAGGCATCTTCAAATGGGTATACAAAAGGCAATGGCCAGAAAGTATATCTGTGTTGATGAACCTATGGCAGTAAGGTTACCTGCATATGTAGACTTACTAATGTTACCACCTGCAAAGGAAAGACCCGTAGTTGCAGTATATGGTTTTGCAGATAAGACAGGTCAAAGAAAATCAGTAGATAATATTGCGTCATTTTCTACTGCAGTTACCCAAGGTGGGACTGAATTGTTAATAGACGCTCTAAAAACAGCCGGAGGCGGCACATGGTTTAGAGTGGTCGAAAGGCAAGGAATTGATAATCTTGTAAGGGAAAGACAAATTGTGAGGTCTACCCGACAAGATGTAGCTAAACTCGAAGGGACTGATCCGAAAGGAGTAGGTCCATTATTATTCGCAGGAATGATAATCGAGGGTGGTATTATAGGGTATGACTCTAACATGGAAACAGGTGGTCGAGGCGCACGAACACTTGGTGTTGGGTTTACTAAAATGTATCGTAAAGATGTCGTGACTGTATCTGTAAGAGCAGTATCAGTTTTGACAGGTGAAGTATTATTAAACGTCCAGGCTAAGAAATCGGTACTTTCTTATGGCGGTGGGGGTGACCTATTCAGGTTTATTGAACAGGGAACTCAACTTGTTGAATATGAGGACGGAGTGGGAAATAATGAATCAGTGACGTATGCAGTACGTGCAGCTATTGAGGCCGCCGTGTTGGAATTAATTTACCAGGGCCATGACCGTAAATTCTGGGATATAAACGAGGGTCATAGACATCCGCATCAAATCAATGGCGCGAATGCTAGACACTCATTAAAAGAGGATAATAACGAAAATGAAGAAACTAATTAGTTTAAGTTTATTATTAATGACGACATCATTCGTTTTCGCACAGGCCACTGATGATAATGAAATCATGATAGAGCAAAGTGGTGACACTTTAACCCTATATATTGATCAAGTTGGATACGGTAACAAGATCGGTTTGGATGATTTTACATCTTCTGGTTCTGATATGACTATTACAGGTTCAAGTTTAACATTTGACCTGGATATGATTGGTAATGAAAATTTAATTTTTGGACCAATTGAAATGGACTCATCAAGTTTAACATTTACTTTAACTGGTGATTCTAATGAAGTGGATTGGAATATTGGATATGTAGGAAGTGCAGATAGTTCTAACTATAACTTTGCTATAACTGGTGATTCAAATACTTTTGATATTGATCAAGGTTATACAGTGAGTGCAGAAAGATTAGATGCAGATCTAGTATTACTTGGTACTTCTAACGTATTTGATTTGGATTTTGAGTCTGATGACGCGACATGGAATTTTGATATTACTGGAGATAGTAATAACGTTAATACATTACAAAAAGATGGAGAACATCAACTAACAGTAGAATTAACGGGCGACAGTGCTGATATTGATATTAATCAATTATCTGGTACTTGTGCAACCGGTGCTGGAGTTGGATGTGCTACACCAAATGCAATTATTAATTTAGATATTACTTCCGATAATGCTACAATTCAAATTAATCAGAAAGACGTTTCTAACGACAGCTAGTCTTTTATTCATTAGTGGGGTTACTCAAGCAAGTGACCCCATAGGTGATATAGTAGAATCAACTGGAATTGGATCTATTCTGAGAAACAATGTTGAGCTACCTCATCAGACCAATACTGAAATAGTTTTAAACGACGAAGCCCGTACGGGTAATGGTCGTATGAAAATTGAGTTTTTAGATAAGGCAGAACTCTCCTTAAAAGAACACTCGGAAGTATTAATTGATGAAATATATTATGACCCTGATCCATCATTATCAAAAATGAGCATGAAATTTACCATGGGAACTGCAAGGTTCGCATCAGGTAGATTAGGTCTTGTAAATAAAGCAAACATAGATATTCAAACTCCAACTGCATCTATTGCGGTAAGAGGGACTGACTTTACTACAACCGTAGATGAGTTAGGTAGGTCTTTGGTTATTTTATTACCTGATGTAAATGGAGACCCTTCCGGCGAGATAGAGGTATTTAATGAAGGAGGATCTGTTACATTAAAAGAAGCATATGCAGCGACAATGGTTTCATCATTAGACCAATCTCCAACACAGACTGTTAAGATTAATGGAATTACTCCAGCACTAATTGATAATATGTTTATTGTGTCACCCCCACCAGAAGTCGAAGATAGAATAAAAGAAGAAATGGCTGACGAGGCCGATGATGACCAAGGCCTATTGGATATTGATTTTTTAGAATTTGATGAATTAGAAAAAGACGAACTTGCAGAATCCGAAGAGAATTTAGAATTTAACGAACTTGATATTAATGAATTGGATGTTGAGTATCTAGTGGATGTTTTAGATATAGTTGATTCATCCGATCTATTTGATTCTATAGGAGAATTTGATATTAAAGGTGCAACGAGAGGCCTTAATGAAGAATCTCAGTTTAATGTATTCTTACAAGATGGCTCATTGGTTTTATATAGAAACGTAAACGGCACGATAAGAATAAAAATTGCTGCAGGTGGTAATTTTACACTTGATACTATTACTCCAACATGGGAAGGTGTTATAACTGGCAATGAATCCGAGGATATTTTAATTTACATTAATCAGCAAAATTAGGATATAAATATGAATATGAAAGAGAAATTTTTTAAATATTGGATCCAGCCCTGGCATCCTAATCACATACAATCAAATGAGGAGAGGGCATGGGAAATGTTAAAACAGGCACAAGGCCCAGGTATATGGACAGGTAAAGATTTGTTTAAGGCATTTCTTTTTGGTTTATTCTTAGGTTTATTAATGTTAAGTCCTGTTCTACTTGCAGATGATAATCAAATATCATTAGAGCAATCTGGTAATAATTTATCACTAGAAATCGAACAAGTAGGATATAATAATCAGATCGGTATGCTAGATTCTGCATCGTATATTAATAATGCACCTAACCTAGATATTCACATAGTTCAATATAATTTTACAGATAACACTAACAAAATATTATTTGATGAGGTATCGGGTTCAAACAATATATTCAAACTAGCACAAGGTGTTGCTTGGACTGATTCAGAAGGTTCATATACTTATGATGCCACAGAGAGCGGTGGCCACTATATGGAAATAGATTTATATGGTAGTAATAATTCTGTTAAATGGCATCAAACAAATCAGAGTGGCGCAACAGATGGTCACAATTTTAATTTTCATCTAGCTGGTGATTGGAATGAGGTTAATGGAAGACAACAATCAAGTGGCTCAAAAGAAATTGAACTTACGATTTATAATGATGATAATTTAGTTACTATGAGACAGAAAGGTGCAAATGCAACCCATAGTGCAACAGTAACACTTGATGGAACATATGGAACGGATTTAACACTTATACAATTAGGAACAACTACACAATCTTATTCACTATCACAGACTTGTAATACAGTAGGTGGTTGCACAGTATCAGTAACACAAGGGCAGTAATGAAATACGTTACTTCGATATGGACTACATTTGTAATTATTGCATTAGGTCTCTTAATAAGAATACAAGACCCAGATTTCTTACAGCAGATACGTCTCACAGTATTTGATCAATATATAAATTCTCTGCCTGTAAAACATTCCGACCAGATTGTCCTAGTAAATATCGGAGAAGAATCACTAGGAGAGTTTGGTCAATATCCATTTCCAAGACAATTATATGCTCAATTAATTTCAAATTTAAGAAGTGCCAATGCTGGTATTATAGGATTCACTATAATGTTTCCAGAGGCAGATAGATTTGGAGGTGATGAAGTATTTGCATCTTGGGTAAAAGACAATGGAATTATACTATCACAAGATGCTGACAATAGTGGTAGAAGTGCAAAGGCGCCTTATGTGGGTACTGCAACTTTTGGATCAGGAGACCCGTTGGATCACGTAATACGTTATAAAGGTCTTGTGACTAATATTTCGGAAATAGAAGAAGGTGCATGGGGCCATGGTTTAATAAACGCTATGCCAGAAGTTGATGGTGTTGTTAGAAGAATACCACTCATATCTCAAATTAATCAAGAATTATATCCATCCTTTGCATTAGAAACAATAAGAATTCTTAACGAAAAGCCTTCTTATACTGTAAAGGTTAACGATGTAGGAATTGAAGAAATTATTTTAAGGCCTTATCGACTCCAAACCGACGGGATTGGCTCGATCTGGATTAATCCTAGATACCATTTTCAGGATATAGAATATACTTCTGATCCGTTTCCTGATCTGCAAGGGAAGACAGTTTTAATCGGTCTAACGGCAAAGGGCTTGTCTTCTCAGATACCAACTTCTCAAGGATTAAAATCGGCACATCAGATTCAAGCATCTGCGATTCAGACGATAATAAATGGGGATCAGATAACCCGTCCACTGTGGGCTGATATTCTGGAGATTGGGGTTTCTCTTGTTGGGGCTCTATTAATTGTACTGGCAGTTTATTATCTACCAATTTGGAGTAGTGGTTTAACCTTCTTTGCCGTTGTTGGTTTATCATCCTACGGCGCATGGACTTCCTGGAACGAATGGGGTATACTCCTTGACCTTAGTTATTCACTAATATTATATATACTTTCCTTTACCTCATCAGCATTCAACAACTTCTATAAACAGTTTGCTCTCAGACAACAAATTAAGAAACAGTTTGAAACTTATTTGGATCCAAGACAGGTTATGTTATTACAGAAAGACCCATCTCTGTTAAAATTAGGTGGAGAAAGAAAAGACATGACCTTTCTGTTTATGGATATAGTAGGGTTTACTCCTATATCAGAGCATTATAAAAACAATAATGACCCAGAAGGCCTAGTAAAGATTATAAATAGTTATTTGGACAGTATGACTAAGGTGATACTAAAACATGGTGGCACAATTGATAAATACATGGGCGACTGTATTATGGCATTTTGGAATGCCCCTTTACCCTGTAAGAATCATGCTGAATGTGCAGTAGAAGCCGCAAAGGAAATATTAGAAACTGCTGATGAACTCATTAAACAACTTGAAGAACAAGGCCTTCCTCGTATTGATGTTGGCATTGGTGTCAACACCGGCACATGCATTGTTGGAAACATGGGATCAGACTCTCGATTTGACTATTCCGTCATTGGAGACGCCGTCAACCTCGGTGCTCGACTCGAAGGCCAAACACGCAATTATGATGGGGTACGACTGTTGTTGGGACCCGAAACTTATAGAGGCTGTCCGAATGGAGCATTCTCTGAAGTCGATAGAATACTCGTTAAGGGTAAAACAGAGAAGGTACGAATATACACCCCAATCGTGGATTAACGAGCCAGTAAATCCATACATATACTATGGATTTTGGGCTCTACATATAGCAGATGTTTGGACAACAAATAGAGGAATGGATTATGATTGTGTCTTTGAAGCAAATCCTCTCTTACCTAAAGTCCCTAATATAAACAGATTACTATTACATAAGGCAGTCTTTTTATCACCTTTCAGTACTTTGTATTCAGAAAAAGTTATAACCAATGGTGAGATGATTTTTCCTACATTAATGGCAGGATATGTTATCGATAATAATTTGAGAGTAATAGACCGAGCGTCAACCAAATGTAATAAAAGGTAATAACGTTATAACAAAATATTCTTAAAAAAGTGTTGACAAATTGGATTGGCGTGGTATAATAATACCATAATTAAGTGATCAGAGAGAAGACCATGCCATACTATACTCACACAGAGAACCCCATCGGAAACTTCATCGAGAAAGACTTCGGAAACAACTTTGAATATAGCGTTAACGAGACTGGTATGTTCCCAGAGTATCCCCATATTGTATGGGTTGGAAGTATAGGAGACCAAGGATTTAGATTTGCCAAAGTCAAGAAGACCGTGGCATATATTCTTACTGGAGACGACACTTTGGAAAGATGGTTCTTAAAATCAAATCAGGAGTATGTAGTATAATGCCAATAATACTATTAAACGGGCAGGTTAAGGGAAAGGCATCAGGCCTCATAGACCTATATGTGTTTAACCTATGTAAAGAACTCGGCATAGGCCGTATGCATAGAAAACTCATTGAAATAGATTTTGTTACGGACCAAGAAGGCCAGTTAGGTAATGCTTGGGGTGATGAAAAAGAAGGGTATGCTCACATTAACATTGCCCGTAAATGTGAAGGTGCCAAAGTAGAGTATGCTGAAATGATGCAGACCCTAGCACACGAAATGGTTCATGTGAAACAGTACTTCCGAAAAGAGCTTGACGGATCCAATTGTAGATTCAAGTGGAAGGGCCGCAATGCCGACGGATACAAGTACGAAAACCAACCATGGGAACGCGAAGCCTTCCGTAGAGAGGCTGACTTATACCAAAAGTGTTGGCCCTTATAACAAAATGTTCTAAAAACATTGGAAATATTGGAACGAAAATTAAGTGTTACATTTGTGTTACAACTATGTTACATTTATGAAACTTTTTAAAAAAAGTGTTGACAAGTGGTGCTAGATAGGTTATAATAGTACCATAATTAATTGATAAGGAGTTAAATTATGAAAAACATTGTTATTAATACACAGTATATGGAAAACTATGGGGATTCTTTAAACCCATATATGAAATTTAAAGGTGGTTCTACCTATGTCGTTAAGACCCTTAACGATTCCATTAATGAGAACGAAGTAGCTACAATCGTGGCTCAAGTAAGACCTCTTATCCAAATGACTATGGCCGATACTAATGGCGGCTGTGAGGAATACATTATTGACTTCCAACTTTATGACACTATTGCAGATGCACAGATTCCTGAGTGGGAAGCAATTACAGAACTTTGGTTTGATGATAAGCCTGGTGGTGGCTCATGGAAGGCCATTAAGGTCACAGATAACCGTGACAACGGTTGGATGAGGAAAGAAATCCTTGAAAAAACAGAGGCATGGACTTGCGGTCTAGCCCAGGAAAGAAACGATTATTCTGTTTCCTTCCTCTTGGAAGATGGCGATATTGTCGACAGTAATGATGAACTCAAAGAGTGGTTGGATGCCAAGGAGGCAGCATAATGAAGAATAAATTAAAAGGAATTTTATACGGCACTATTTTAGGAGTGCTATTTGGATATGGTTTACATCTTGGGTTTTCAATACCCGAAGTACAGATGAGCCATTCAACTGGAGAGTGTGTTAAGGTTATTAACTATGACAAAGATGATCACTTCACTTGTGAAAACCTCCCATCTCGTTATAACCACGTGTGGGTTAAATGATTAGAGTATTACAAGAAATTACCGATTGGGGTGATTTAAAAATTGCCAATGGTATATACTATGTCAATGAACACGGACATCTTGTCCAGCACAATGACAAGGTATTCAAAACACCTATGAAACAATTTTCTACAGCGCGTAGGAAGTTTAAGGAACTTCGTGTTATTGATAATGGCAATTCAGGCACTCCAGTAAAAGGATCAAAGGGTAATACATATTATATTAAAAATGGTAAATGTACTTGCCCAGGATTTAAATTTAGAGGTAATTGCAAACATATATTGGAGGTAGCATAATGGCAGAATTTTCACGAGCACCTTATATTTCTTGGTCAATTATTCTTCCAGCATTAAAAACAGATGCAGAATCAAACCAAGGAATTATGGAAGGAGTAAGTAATCCTATTGAAGTTGCACCACCCCGTGGGTATATCACTAATCACAAGCATGAAATTATTTGCAGTGATATGACTGGCAACAAGTATAAAATCACGGTACAAGATATTACATGAAGATACTAATGCCATATAAAGCCGATCGAGGATTTGATATCGGAAGTGATATGGTTACCGGTGGTATCGAGAAATTCATATCGGATGTGAACACCAACTTTGATGTAATACCCGTACGTTTACCTTTAGGTCATTCTAAATTTAATGGAAAGAACCGTAAACAAATTATGGCAGAAGCAGTTGCCCAATATAATCCAGACCTCATATTTTTAAACAGCATTGAATTAACTGGTGGTATGGTCAGACATGGTATTCCAATTGTTGCCATATTTCACATAGGTATAGAGAAGGGCATTACACTTCTTAGCAGTTTACCAGCACTTCAAAAGTTGACCAATGAAGGACACCACATATATTTTGTAAGTGAACATCAGCATGATTTCTGGAAATCTAACTCGGAAAGATTAAAGACACCCTTTGAAATTAAAGGATATATTAACCCATCTTACGTTTCTGTAACAGACAATATATCAGATATAGAGTATGATGTAGGTACGATTGGACGATGTTCAACGTGGAAAAGGCCGTTTTTATTACATACCAAGAGTATGGATAACCTTTCTAGTTTAGTGATATCTACTGCCCCTAACGAATCTAGCATGCAAAAGGAACTAGATTATTATCAGAATAACCTTAATTGGTCACCACCCCAAACAACAATGTGGGACTTACCCCACACCCAAGTAATAAAAGAAATAAGTAAGGCATCTGTTTATTGCTCTACCTGCCCCGATGAATCGTACGGTATCACGTCGCTAGAGGCGTTATCTCAAGGATTACCTATTATACTATTATGTGATAAAAGCATGAATCATGCGAGCGAATGCATTCCAGCTAGTACTACGCATTATGTGAAGTTATCAAATAAGTGTAGTCCAGAAGAATTTAAGAGTGCCGTAGAATCATTACAAGTGCTGGATCGAGCAGAGATTGCACAAATGACTAGGGAAAAACATTCATTGGAGAATTGGAAAAAGTCAATTCAAACCATATTTGAGAATAGGTTATCAGATAAAAATATGCATAATTTAATGAACTTTTTTTAAAAAAAGTGTTGACAAGTATGTTTTTATGTGATATAATAGTACCTATAATTTAATGGATAAGGAGTTATTTTATGAATAGATTAGAACTAATCAAAGCGGCCGCAGAAAAGGCCCAGATTAAAAAGGCAATAAACAATGTTGCTGCTCGTAAAGCCGCACTTAAGGCTGAAATGAAACTTCATAAGAAGTTAACCAAGTCAGTTAAGAAGGCTGAACATCAGGCCCCTAAAAGTTTAGAGGCGTTTTCAGAAGAGAATTTATATTACACGGATAAGGAAACCAAAGACTATTTGGCAGGAACCTCTTATATGGAAACCTATGAATCAATGAGGAGTCAAGATGAATACTAAAATTCACAGTGTCAGTTTAGAAGTAATTGAAAGGTTGGTAAAAGAAAACACCAATGATTATGATTTAGGCGAAGCGGTACGCGAGTTATATAATAAAATTGTCGACGGGCCAATTGTCGATGATGCCGGATGTGATATCAAGACAGGGAAGTTCCTAGGATGATGTCAATGGAATTAGCAGTAACTCGCCTTAATGCTTTAAAACGAGCAGAGCAAAAGGCAACGAATCCGGAGTTTAAAGAACTGTGGAAAAATAAACGAAAAGAACTTGTTGAATTATTACAATCCGGCAACTCTTATGACGAATATGGAGAACTATTATAATGGACTATATAGGTATGTTTTTTGTATTATTTTTCATGTTCTTTTTTAGCTATGTGGGATTTCACATGGCGATTGAAAAGGATATGAAAAAGCATATACCTTTGCCTTGGGAACCAGGTGGGTTTCTTAATAGGCAAGATGTAAAACCTTTTAACAAGAGCGATATTAAATATCGCGATGGAGATAACACATGAGTGACGGAAAAATGTCATATATGGAAATCAGTTCTTATTTTGAAAAGAACCGACAGGCTGATGTGATACGAACAGTAGGCCTTAACGAAGACAATTATTTTGGAGTACGATATAGTATTGATAACCAGGTGCTAGGCATTGAATGGTATCCTACTAAATCTGTATCCTACTCCGAGAGTGCGGCAGAAAATTATGTAATGGGAATAAAGGAATACCCTTCAAATCCTGCACTTGATTAGTTTTGTGAACCCTCTGATGGCCCCTTCAACTCCTTATCACACGAATGCCATCAGGGGGTTTACTTTTATTGAAAAGCGTGGTATAATATACATATCACATTAAGGAGTAATTATGGTTAGTAAAACATTAGAAAAGAAAAGAGTTCAAGGCAGGAAAAATCGTGTCACCATTGAAGATAAGTATTTAGGCCCAGAGCCATGGTGGGATGAAGATAATCCACCACCTACAGATAAAAGCGAACGAAGTATTGCTTGGTCAAAGGCCGCCCATTGGTACGGGTACTTTTTAAAGACTAAGGATTATGTACCCTTTATTATCCGTTATGCAGAAGAAGTCCACGGGTTCAATAACACCCAAATTGAATCTATCAACGCACTAAAAGATTACGAAATCATGCATCATTGTGGTGCAGTTGCACGTTTACATTTCCGTGGTTGGAATCATGAAGAGGAATTGCACCAACGATTACTTGAAGAATTAAATAAAAAGGTAGAGAAAGGTAAAGAGCTATTAAAAGAAAAGAAAGAAATTAAAAAGACTGCTCCGCCTGTTATCAGTCCTGCTCAAAGGGCATATACGAATATGATGGAAACCATTCATGCCGATTGGGATGAAATGGTAATTGATAGTTGGATGGATGGAAACTTTAATCCAGTCTTTAATGTATACGAATTGTGGAAGAAACACGGCCTGAAAGGTAATGTAATTAATGCCTTTAAGGAAAAAGTTCAAATGGAATATGATGTAGTATCTGATGCTTATAACAATAATTGTGACCAGGCTGTAGAGGCATATTCTCATATCACAAGGCGTAGACAAAAGAAGATGTTGAATCTCATGGACAATATCTTTGCAGATCTCGATAAATTAAAAGACAGTTTCAAGGCTGTAAGAATGCCTAGAGCTAAGAAACCAAAGTCAACAGATGCCCAAGTTGCAAATCTAAAATACTTGCAAGAGGACATCGATTCAAAAGTAACCTCTATTAACCCTGTACTAATACCAGGCAAAGAACACTTACTTGTATATAATGTAAAATACAAGTCACTTGCTCATTATGTCAGTACTGCTACTAAAGGGTTTGAGGTAAGAGGTACTACTCTTTATAACTTTGATGAAAAATTATCGAAGGGAGCAAAATTAAGAAAGCCAGAAGATGTATTACCTGAAGTGTTGAAACTCACGCCTAAACAAATTGATAAAAGAGTTTGGGATAAATTAACAACGAAGATAGGTAGTCCAAACGGTCGAATAAACAAAGACTGTATACTACTTAGAGTAATATAAGGAAGGCATGATTGAGCAAAAAATTATGACACGTAAACGATTCTCTACTGCGGTAGAGAATCTTGTTTCAGAAGGTAAGGGGTTGTCCTACATTGAGGCAGCTGCTTACTTAATAGAGCAAAGGGGAATGGACTTTAAAAGTCTTAACAGATTGTTGTCTGATTCCCTTAAACAAAAAATTGAGGCGGAAGCCAGTGATTTAAATTTACTAAGGACTAAGCAGACAAATAAGTTACCACTATGATGGATCCCTTTGAATCTTATAAACTATATAATGCATTAAAACTTCATTTTGAAACAGATGGTTACGATGCCGTAAAATACAATTATAAATCAAACGTGACACCCCAGTCATTCTTTAAAAGAAAGGATAAGTACTTCTTTGCAAAGTTGGCCAAGAAGTATAATGGGAATTTAAAGGACTTTTACATTTCACAATTTATCAACACAGAATCATATGTTGGTGATATGATGGATGAAGAAGCAGAAAAGAACTATTTAAATTATAAAAGAATTCAAGAAAGCATACATCGTGTGTTTTCAATTGATATAAATATACTAGGTGAACAAGAAAGGAAGTTTGATGAGCTCTTTAAGAGTTATCACGGACAACTACCCTTGGTCGTCAAGTTATGGCTTCAAGAGGAAATCAGTTTAGAAACTGTAGTGATTCTTGATTCCATATTGGGGTTTGTAGAACGTGAATCCGATAATATAACAGATACCATTATATGGCCTGATTTAAAACGGAGAATCAATAAATATAAACCCTTCGTAAATTATACGGAAGATAAATGCATGAAGTTGTTGACAAATGTGTTTGTTTGATGTATAATATACATATAATTATGAATAAAGTGAAATACAACAGAAACGACTACACTAGAGTCGTAATACAATGCAATACGGAGAAATAAAATGTCATTTGCAAATCTAAAGAGCACTCGAGGCTCGTCAATCGACAAACTCGTAAAGGCTGCGGAAGCAGTATCCACTAAAACAGAATCTAATTCCTATGGGGATGACAGATTTTGGAAACCTACCAGAGATAAAGCAGGAAACGGTTATGCCGTAGTCAGATTCTTACCTGCCAAAGAGGGTGAAGACCTTCCTTGGGTAAGATATTGGGACCATGGTTTTAAAGGCCCTACTGGTCTATGGTATATCGAAAACTCTTTAACTTCTATTGGACAAGATGATCCAGTATCAGAGATGAACTCTGTTCTTTGGAACTCTGGTCGTGATGAGGATAAAGCTATTGCAAGGGAGAGAAAAAGACGTTTACACTATGTAAGTAATGTTCTCGTTGTTTCTGACCCTAGTAATCCAGAAAACGAAGGAAAGGTATTCTTATACAAGTTTGGTAAGAAAATCTTTGATAAGATTATGGAGTCAATGCAACCTGCATTCGAAGACGAAGATCCTATCAATCCTTACGACTTCTGGGAAGGAGCGGAATTTAAAATTAAAATCCGCAAAGTAGAAGGTTGGGTAAACTATGATAAATCAGAGTTTGCTACACAGTCTGCATTATATGATGGTGATGAAGACAGATTAGAAGAAGTATACAATAAATTGTATTCACTTCAGGATTTCCTGGATCCTTCTAATTATAAATCATATGATGAATTGAAATCCAAAATGAATAAAGTTTTGGGTATCGATGCAGGTGCTCCTTCTATGGAAATGCCAGAAATGAATGTGGTTGAAGAAACTCCAGTAGCAACCGTGTCAACGCCTGTTATGGAAGAACCAACTAGTGACGATGAGGATGATACATTATCATACTTTGCTAAACTGGCTAAAGAATCATAATAATAATAATTAGCATTCTTTTGGGGGACTTCGGTCCCCCTTTTTTTATCTAGTGGCGTTTGCCTCTCTAGTTTTATTAGGTTTCGGTGGATTCATAATAATGGTATCTCCACCTCTAGTTTGTGAATTGTTTGTAGCAACTGATACGTTACTTGCAGCTTGTTGTCCACTGGCCATTCTAAGGTCTACATTTTCTGCTGATACATTCATTAGCCCTACTCCAGTAGTATTTTGATTTGCATCTATTGATGTACCATCTGGGGTGTCCATATTTAACACACCCTTCAGCCTATTAATGTTCAATACCGCTTGTTCTACATCATCAGAAATCTTTGCAAGACCTTCTACTTTAAAGTCATTGAACATGCCACCAATTTCTACTTTACCGCCCATAATGACGGTTTCTAAAATCTTGGAAGATGTGGCTAAATCTGTGGCAAACTTTTCGGCATCAAACTCGACACCACCAATACCATTAAATCGTTCTACCGAATCGGCAAATCTTTCAAATGCATCAACACCTTTATTAACGGTATCTGCATTCTCTCCTAAATGGATTGCAGATTCTATAGGGGATTTATTACCACTTAAAAAGTCCAGTGCTGTAGAGGCTGCATTGGCTAGAGAACCTACGAATGAACCCCCACCAAATGCGGCAAGTCCTGCACCTAATGCTCCTAGTGCAAGTACTGTTTCATCAATCTTGTCTATATTTCCTAGACCACCTATTGAAAGTAAAGTAGCAACTTCATTCTTAATTGATTCTCCACTCATCACTCCATCGCCGATTCCTGCAAAGAATGAACCAACGCCAAAGGCCGCAAGTCCAGTACCTAATGCAGTTAATGATCCTACTGCCTTAGTTACTCCTTCTCCTGTTGCATTTGGATCTTCTGCAATAGAAAGTAAATGACCTACTGTAGTACGTATTGCCTCTCCCTGACCTTCGTGTGAACCTTTTGCAAAGAATGCACCTACTCCGAATGCAAGTAACCCACCTGATAGGGCATCTAAATCATCAGAAACTGCTTGACCTGATCCTAAATTAGGATCTTGTGATATAGAAAGTAAGGTTGAAACCGAGTCTTTTACCTCTTGTGCCTGAGTTGCACTTGCTGCATTTGCAAAGAATGATCCAATACCAAAGGCAACGAGTCCAGTTCCTATAGCGCCAAGAGTACCGAATACTCTTAAAGTATCTCCTTCTTTACCTGGCAATTGAGCAATACTTAAATATGTGGCTACTGCCTTCTTAACTTCCTGTGCAGTGTCATCAGAAGCGGCCTTTGCAAAGAATGACCCTATTCCAAATGCAGCGAGGCCAATGCCTATTGCACCTAGTGTTCCCATTACTCTTAAGGCATCACCTTCTTCGCCTGGTAATCTAGAAATTTCTAATAGGTCTTTTACATTGGCAACAATCTTTTTGCCATCCATCTTTTCTAGTGTATCAAGTAAGAATGCACTAGAGGCAAATACTGCTGCTACACCTGCAGCTGCTGCACCGATTCCGATACCAGCACCACTAAGTAATTTACCTACTCCGGCCATTTTACCACCACCTGAGCCACCACCTGAAGAGGAATCTCCACTATTTTGTGGTATACCTGATTCCCTCATGGCCTTTAATTCATCACGTATTTCTTCAAAGATACTGGCTCTTTCAGTGGCCTTTTCTTGGTCTGACAATTTATTTGCATTCATTGCCTCGAAGAAATTATCAAATCCTATATTGACCCTATCACTCATTTCCAAAGAGGCTTGTTGGATCTTTTTCATCTCCAATAAATGTCTTCTTGTATTTCTACCATCACGCTCGATCTCGCTAGTCGCACGATTATTCTCGGTCATGAGTTCTACAAGTTTAGATAAACTTTGCTCTTCTTTATTCGGTGGTGTAGGATTATCTTTCATTTCTTATTCCTTATCTTTAAATCGGCTATCTATCCAACATTTTCCGTAGTATATAATACCTAACCAAATAGTAAGAACAATGCCATCAAAGTAACTTAGATTATTTAATTCTGCTAAACCTTCCATTATTTTATCCTCTTTACATTACCATTTTTATCAGCCAAATAGGCAAACATTTCAACCTGTGGATATTTACTCTTTAAATCCAACAAAGCTTGTAAATTTTCTTTATGGTCATCAAACAATCTGACCCTTGCATATTCACCTGTATCTAAATATTTTTTAAACACTACTGTTTTATTTTGTGCGCTGTTTCCACCACCAACATTACCAGCTCTCTCAACATAAACATTTTTCATTGGTATTCCATGTGATTCAAATGTTTTGATAAAGAGTTTTTTATCGTCCATGTCTGCTCTTGCAGTAACGATAATCACTTTACTACCTTTTGCTGTGGCATTTTTAATTATTGCCTTTGCTTTTGCAATCATTCTTGCGATTGGAGTTGCTGTTTGGTAGAATATTTTGGCTGATTTAAATTCACCAAAATCATATTCCTCTTGGTTACTTAATTTATAATCATTGAACTGTTGAGGAGTTAATGGTTTTGTTTTACCAGTAGTTTTGTTTTTAACCAATACACGAGCTTTTGATACAAACATAGTATCATCAATATCAAAGATTGTTAAACCTTTGCCAGCAGCTTCTATAATGTATTGTTTAAAACTTTGCATTATTTCTTACTCGAAAATGCCTGTGAACCAAAGAATGCGGCCACAATACCTGCAACGGCTACGAAATAAGTTGCCGCCATATCTCCTAGTATATTACTTGCTTGTTCAAGTCCTGACAATACTGCGATAACAACTGCAAATGGATATAATAACATCCCACCTAGGGCAAACCATGCCATTTTACGTTGTGCATCTCGCATTGCATCTGCATCTTCGAGTTCTTTTCTTTTGAACTCCATATACATTTCTTGTTCTTTACGAGAAACTTTGCCGTCACCATTTGTATCAGCTGGATGATGACCACTTGCCTTAATTTCTTCTTCCATTACATACCTCTATAACCCGTTTTGGATTTATGTTTTAAATTTTCTTCCTCTATATGTTGTTTTAAAAGGGCAACATATATTTGCCTCTCCCATGGTATCATACCTTCTAATTCAGTCAACCTATATCCATGATGTTGCATTAATGCAAAATTAGTTTGGTAAAAATTCTCCAAACTTTCATGTGAGAGGCCTATGAAAAAAAACTATTCAGTCCTTTCAGTTCGACCTCATTCACTGTTTTACACTTATTACAAGTAAACTCAGTATAATATGATACTGCTGGAGTATCTTGGAAGAATGCCTGAACCAACTTAAACTGTTCTGAACTTAGACTTTCAATGAATTCTTCCAAATCTTCTTTGGTTTCATTCTTTGCATCGAACACATTATCATTATCAAAGATAGAATCAATACACTCTATAATTAAATCCATAATTCCTTCAACAGAATTAAATTTTTCTGGATTAATTCTTCCGATTGTGTCAACAGATGGGTATTTCATTTTAATACCAACACCTTGTTTCTTATCAAGGATAATGGTATCACTCATTTCTTTTTCAGGTTTAGAGATAACCACATCATCTATGTTAACAGAAATAGGATTCATTGTTCCACATTCTTCTGTCTTGCATTTGATTTGGATATTCATTTCTTCTCCAACAGACTTTGCTCTTAGTTGTAAAAACAACATTTCGATATCAAAGACTGTCAAATCATCTAATGTATCCAATTCATAACAAGACTTGATGATATTTCTAACTGCTTGAGTTATTTGTTCGGGGTCATTCGACTCCAAGGCAATCATCAATACCTTTTCTTCTTTTACCAAATATGGTCTCATATTTAATTTGGCGCCAGTAGAGGGTAATTCAACCGTATACCGAGGCACATTCATTTTTGGTAATGCCATTATATTCTCCTAATTATATTATATTCCTAAAGCACCCAATGCACTTCTAAATCCAGATAGGGTAGAAGATAGTGGGCCTTCGGGAACGTAGTTATCGTAACTAAATGTTACAGTCATTTTCTGGGCAGCATTTTCACTATTGTTGTCCAGAGTAATTCCAGCCACAGTAGTAGGAAAGGCATTCTCTAACCTTACTCCATAAACTGGAATGTTCTTTGAATTCAGTTGCTGTATTACAACATCTGAAGTAAATTCTGTTTTATATTTTGCGTGATACTTATCCGTATCAAAAACTTGTTCTAACCAATTATCAAATAATGTTTTCATATAATAATCATTGGTTAGTAAAAACGTGCACTGTACATCCTCATTGATAAATGTATATGGAATCTTTACTGCCTGTTTTTCTGCAATGTAATCTAGGGTCGTAACATTACGACCAGGGATTGTTACGTTTTCACATAACATAGATATGTCTCTAGGATCATTAACTAAAGATTTAAGGCCGCCACCTGATGTCAACGCGCCAATGATATTTCCACCTAACAAAGATCCTTGTGGAGGAGTAAAGATAATTTGGAATCTATTTGGCTTTGCAAGACCACCACGTTTACCTATAGTACTTTTTAATTTATCAATCGACATACGTTATCTCCCTGAGTAAATCTTTCTGGAATCTGCCCATACCGTCCTAGAGCTCTTCTTCTTAAACTGTTGAATTGGTAGATATATTGCTGTTTCCCAATCCGTCATAGGCACTCTGGTTATTTGAGATTTGACGTG